CTAGTCCAGTACCAACTGCATTGTTTCCACCAACTACACTTGGAAGTCTCTTTAATTGCTTAACGAGAACATCTCTCATATAATCGTTAGGATTAGTTGCACCACTTCCGTCTGCATATTGTCCAACATACTGCATCCAAGCTTCCATTGCAGTTCTGATCTTAAAGTCTTCATCGTTAATAACGGTGATTGACCAAGTATCAAAGGTACGATCGCCTGCTACTTTAAAAACTCTTCCTCTAAAAGGAACATCAATTGAAGCAATGTTTGATGCTGGTAGGTTTGCTGCCTTGCATAGTACAGAAAATTCAGTAGCATCAAATTCTGCTTCACCTGGAAAATCAGTTAGAACAACTTCAAATAGATTGGGGCGAGCACCGCCCCCTTTGAGTGCTGTTTTAAAATCTTGAATCGAATGTGCCATTTTTAGGTCCTCCTTTTGGTATTTAGATAATGATTATCAAACTGTACCTGCTACTTCTTCAAACGAGATACCAGTTCTCGTAGCAACAAATGTCAGAGTTACATAGTTAATGGACTTGGCGGGCTTCAGGAAGATGTCTGCTCTAAACTCATTATTATCGATAACATCAGGAGTATTGTTTGAACTATCGCAAACAACTAAGAAACCATAAAGACCTCTCTTTGCCTGAACATCGCGGAGATATGGTTCAACAATGTTTCTGAAGTTTGCTCTTGTCAGTTCATCGTTAAGTTCAAAGAGTTGTGCTTGAGCAGCTCTTTGGAGTGCTTGTTCGATTGTGAGGAACAGGCGACGAACGTTGATTCTGTCAAATGCGGAAGCATAACCAAGAGCAGTCTTATCTCCGAAGAGGAGAGTTCCAATTCCAGGTTGAGTAACGATGGCATTGATTCTTTGTGGATATAACTTATCTCTCTGCGCTTTGCTTGGATTGTATGCCAACTTAACAGCATTGTTGATAATGCCACGCTGTTGACCAGCAGGAGAGAACCAAGGATATGCTACAATATTTGTACGGGTCATTAGACCAGCAACATCAGCATTACATGGAATGTAACGGAACTTATTATTGAAACGATCGTATGTGTACTTATATCCACTGTCAAATACTGCATAAGAGGAAGATGATAGTGAACTGAAGTAATTCACCAAGTTATTTGTCTGAGTTGTTGTATTAGTTAGACCAACCAGATCTGCTCTATGTGGTCCAATGGTTGCAATACAATCTTTTCTCTGGTTTGCTAGAGAGATTAGATAATTTGCTTTTGCCTGAGAGTCTGCTCTATCTGTCAGACCAGGACCCATAATTAGATAATCAACCTCAACTTCATCTTGATTTGAGAACAATTCATATGAAGTGATTAGATTTCCTAGGGTTGCTTGCATTCCACCACCAGCAGAATAATCAACACCACCACCTAGAGTGTAAGTAACATTTCCAATTGCTGAGAAAGTTACATCTTGTGTATTTTGGCCCCATAGACCATCTCCAGTTGAAACTGGAGTGAATGATGCGGAAGCAACTCCACTGTAGGTAGTAAAACCAGTTGCTTTTGGAGAAGTTCCCCAATATGCATCAACACCACTTGATGGATTTCCTCCAGCATAAACCTGCGCTGAGAAGTCTGCAATGTACTGCTCATACCATATTCTTTGTGGAGAATTCACGGCAGAGATTGCATCTAGTGCTTTAGAAAGTCCTAAGTGCTTCTCAAGAATGTTTCCTTGAATTCCAGTAACTGATCCTAGGTCATCAATAACAACAACGTGAATTCCGTCACCTTTGCTATTTCTATCAAGTGCATATGCATTTGAAGTTGGCTTTGGTGCAATAGACTTCCAAAAAACAGTGCTATTTGTTAGTCCAAGAGTTTGTTCATCATACCAGTCTGTCGCGGAAGCTGGTGTATATGGAGAAGATGCTGAAAGACCTGTGTTAATGCCTGAATTATTGACAAAATAAACAGAATCTGAAGTATCAAATGAATTAAATGCTCCACCTTCTGCATAATCGATCTTAGTCTCTGTTCCTGCAGAAGATACTCTAGAAACAATCTTTACAGTGATCGTACTAGCAGCATTTGTTGAATCGGTGGAAACACCGGTGATGATTCCCTTAATATGTCCAACAAAACTTGAAGTGCTTCCTGAACCTGGGAGTGTTCCGGAAACTGCTGCAGTAATTCCATGACCAACAACTGCACCAGCACTACTCAAATCTGTTGTTGTAATACCGATGATCTGGTCTGCAAGATCGTCGATTACACAAACCTTAAGTGAGTTTGCCCAAGAACCAGGGTTCTTTGCTGCCCAGTTGAAATCGTTTGCTTCTGCGTGATTATTGATATAGTCGTCGTAGTTATCAATATCCAGAGATGTTGTGTATGCTGCTCCAACGCCAGCGTTTGCGTTGTTAAGAGTTGCTCCACCAGTTCTTACAACCTTAAGAACTCCACCATATGAAAGGAATGATGAAGCACTCATCCAATATTCGTATTGGGCATCTGTTGAGAGTGGTTTACCAAATACGTTGATAAGATCTTGTTCTGTGGTAATATCAATTGGGTAATCAACAGGTCCAATTGGGAAAGGTCCAGCAATAGCACCAATATTATCTAAAACATTATCAGCTCTTCCTACAGTTAAGTCAACTTCCCTGACGAGTACGCCTGGAGATAATTGAGGAGTCGCCATTTTTTTCTCCGTAAAGTCTCAGTTTATCTACAAAATATTTATTAAAATGTTACTTTTCGCAGGGGAAACGTGACGTGAATTAATCACCAGTCAGGATATTCCCATTTTCCCAAAACACTGGAGATCATTTTGTTGGATATGACTCTTTTTACTGTACATTCTTTACATTCATATGAATATGAAGAAGATACTGCACCTCTATCTTTCCTAGTTCTATAAAAACTGTCTATTAAATTTTTTGTTTCGCCACACACTCTACACTTTCTCTCAACAAGTAACAAATGCCCTAAGTTTATCTGTTTGTCTAGTTCCATCACATATACTCCCACATATATGCCATATCACCATATTCATCAGTAAACCACCTATCTCCGCTAGAATCCACAAAACTATCCTCACTATTCACACCATCTACAACAAATCCAAATGGTGCCATGTCTTGTTCTATCTGATTTTTTTGTTCATCATATATTCTCTTTCTTATATCCTGATCAGTAAGTTCCTTGAAATATTCTTGCGCTACTAACCAAGCATAGATAACCAAACACATTGCCAAGTCATCATTGCACCCTTCTTCTGCCTCAAATGAATTGTGCTTTGATACGAAAGTTGTTAGTTCACTAATAATCTCATAATCGTTGAAAATAAGCTTATTCTCTTCTATCATAGTCTTAAGATTAAGAGATCCAACTTTCTTAACAGTTTTGGACATCTTAACTCCAAGTTGAGTTTTCTTTCCAGAAAATCCTTGACCAACTATTTGTCCAGCACGACCTCTCATTGAGCACATAAGAACATTTTGGTATTCTAGATCATAATGAAGAAGTGATGCCACCTGATCTCCAATATCATTTACTTCGCACAAAATATATGCGCTATTATAATTTTTAGCTACTTCGTATATGATGTTTGGGAACATCATTGGTTTTATCTCATTGTTTCTGTACTTTGCAACCACTCTATGTGGAAACTCTGTAATGTCTACAACTACAAACGCTGAATAATCTTCTCCAACTCCTCTAGCTACGTCAACAGTAATTACGTAATCATGATTCTCTTTAACTTCTTCATATACATCTAATCCAGCATTTTGAGTTCTTGGGTTATCATAAACCAAACTTCGTAGTTTTGATGGCGCGATGAGTGTATCTACTGATCCTAGGAATTCGCATTCAAACTCAACTTTAAACTGTTGTTCTGAAGTGTTTGCAATCGTTTGCTTCTTCCACTCCTCGTCTCTACCTGGAACCTCACTCCAATGAACATCAGTATAAACATATTCGTTTTTGCCCTTCTCCGCATCATGCCACATGCGGTAGAAGTGATTCATACCATGTGGTGTAGATACAATAATTACTTTTGTATTTTTACCCGAAGTAATTGTTGGATATACTGATGCAAAGAATGAATCTGCGATATGATTTGGAACGAACGCAAATTCGTCCAAAAATAGGATGTTGAATGACATACCACGAACCGCAGAAGCAGAAGTAGAAGCAGCCAAGATTTTACTTCCGTTCTCAAGTTCAAGAGAACCCTTGTTCCAAGAGATGATACCCTGTTGCATCCACTTTGGTAGATTTTCATATGCTGTCTGCAATCTGTCTAATAGTTCTCTAGCAGTTGCTGCTTTGTTTGCCAGGATACCTATATTTACATTATCAT